GATCAAACTTACTGGCAAGTTCAAAACTCACCGCGTCGCGGCTTTCACTTGCCTTGCGATCCACAAACCAGATTTCATCGGGAAACTTAGCGTGCGGGTCTGCTGCTGGTTCACCGTCTAGATATTTTTTGAGGGTACGGATACGCTTGACTTTTGCACCACCAAGATCATTGCCGGCAGTAGTGGCATTGACTAATAGCAACAAGGTAGTCACCGTGCTATCGAGGTTGGCAATCGTCAATGTGGGGCGTGGCAGTGTGCCGGTGTTGCTGTAATCAAAACCTTCTGCCTTGATTGGCAGGCGCACGTAGGCATTGCCGTTCCAAATAATGTTGCCGCTGACATTAGCGTTAGCGCCATTATGGAAGCGGTACGTGTCGTTGCTACCGTGCAACGTTGTGTCCAACGTCAGCTCAAACAACTCGATAATTGCGCTGGGTGCAATGGCAGCTAGATCCTCGTAGCTGCTAGCAATCGCAACCCAGGTGACGGTGTTATCGGTGACGTAACTGCCAATGTCTGTTGCCCAAGACGGTTCTGTGGCGCCACTTGTGCCAGCTACCGTGCATTGAAAAACCAGACCTGATGCCTGCAGCGTTGTAGAACGCCGGATGTTGCCAACGGCAAAGGCAGTGCTAGCGGTCCAGGCTGCGTATGCCATTACGGTTCAAAGACTTGGCGGAATGTTGCAGTAATCGTGGCGCGATTTTTATACGGAATTGTCTTGTTCCATTCCGGGCAAATCCATTTATAGGAAGTGGCTTCGTCTAATGGGGTCCAATCAAAACTGGCATTATCTGCTGCACGAGCGTCAAGAAAGTTTTCAATGGTGTCTGCATCAGTTTCGGAGACTTCCCAGGTCAAACTCCAGTTTTTTGGGTCTTGATTGAGACCATAAGTTAGACGTTGCTGATAACCATCACCAAACTGGACTGTACGAACTATGGGACGGCTAGCCTTTTGGGCGCCATAAGTTGGGGTTATCGCAGGGAAAGTAGCCATTAGGCGAGCAAGCCTCCAGGTCGTTTTTGTTTGATGAGTTCTTGTTGGACTGCAATTCCAATGGCTTTGCCGAGCATATTGGCTTGACCAGGATCGCCTCCCACACTAGACCCGCCGGCGTCAACATTCACCACGATATTTGAACCGCCCATGCCCATAACATCATTGGGGTAGATGCTGCCAGCGGAGCGAGGTACAAACATCTCGGGACCGCGTTCGCCGACAAGATAAGGACGTCCTGCGGATACCGGACCACCAGTTGCGCGGAACTGGAAAGGCCCCGCGCCTGAAAAAATGCCACCGCCAGCCACAGCACTTGGAGCACCAGCTCCGAATAGGCTGGGCACATTGCCGCCACCGGCGGGCGGAATACCTGCGAACGAACGGGCAATACCTAATGCAATATATTGAGCAATCATCTGTTTAACTGTTTCCATTAACATATTTGCTATCGACATAAGGAAATCAGCAAATGCCTGTTCGGCCGACTTAGTTCCTTCGGCAACTGCAATGATGCTGTCAAATACACCGTCAACAACAGGTTTAGTGAGGGAAAGGGCTTCGTTGAAACGCTGTTGCGCCACCGTAGCGTTTATTACAGCAGGTTGATATTGCTCGTAAATAGCAATCTGATCACGTAGAGCAGTTGCTTGTTGCTCAAGTTCTAATTTTTTATCTGGAGAAATGCCAGGCGTCTTTACGTTGGCTTCAAGGGCAAATAGTTGTGCGCGTTGTAGACCTAAAGTTGCCTGCTGTTCCAGCAGCATTGTTTGCTGGGTCTGTGCGCTGCCACCAAATAAACCAAAGAAACGCGGATCTGTTTGAGCCCGTAGGCCTGCTATCTGGAGACCAAACTGCGTTGTGCTCTGTAAATTAGCTAGCTCGCGTTGTTGTTTAATTTGAAGCTGGCTTAAATTATATTGAGCTTGTTGTTGTTTTAATGCTTCTTTTCTGTTGTTTATTTCAATAAGTAATTGAGACATCTGGCCTTTATACAATTCATTTATTTCAGTTCGTACAGAAGCCTCGTTTACGCCGATTAATGAAGTATCCCTTTGATATTGCAAAACGCGAGCGCGAGACTGTAGCTCCTCGTTCAGCATGTCCATACGTGCTGAAATACCTGCTGATTCTCCGCGCTGAAGAGTGATTCGTTCGGCAATTAAAGTATTTATTTGCGCGCTTACACCCTCTTTTTGGATTTCAAGTCCGGCAAGATCACGCTGTAGTTGACGCTTTGCCTCAATTATTGCATTTTGTCGCGCAGCTTCGGCTTGTTGTTTTTGTTGCTTGGTTATTTGAACTTCTAGTTCCAGCAGTTTACGCTTCGCAGGATCTTGTTCTTTTAATAAATTAAGTTTTTTCTCTTCAAGATCAACCGACAAACGCTGAATTTGAATTTCACCCTGGCGAGATGCCAAAGCCACACGAGTTAGTGAGAGACGTTCTCGCTCCAGTGCGACTTCATTGGCTGCCAAACCCACGCGTCTAGCCATCACGCTTTCGATTGTGGCTTCAGCTGCTGTACTTCTAGTTGCTGAACTTTGCGGTGAACGCCCTGTACCTGCACTCATGGCTACAGCAACGTTAGATACTGTGCCAAGGCTTCCTCCGCGCGGAAGCCCAGCTTTACTGGCGGCGCTAACTACTGCGGTAATAAAATCAAGAAGCGGTTTAAACTTGGTTCCAAGTAATGCAGCGGCTAGACGTAAATCGCGGAGAGTATTGTCAAACTCTTGAAGATCCTTAGATATAGTTTTTACATCTTTGAAACCCTGTTCACCTAGTCGGCGTTCCAATTCTTCTACGGCAACCGCAGCTGCAACTGCCTCAAGTCCAAGCCCGCGCAAAACATCAATCGTTGTATTTGCTTGTGTACCGGCAATACTTATAAATTTTGTAAGTTCTTGGATGTTTTCGGTGGGTTTCTTAAGGGCGTTTCCTAGTTGAACAACACTGTTAATAGCAAAATCAACGGTTGCCTGACCAACAAACGTACCGACGAGTGAGCCACCGAATCCGGCTTGGCCTCCCATGCGCCCACCGATTCCGCCGCCTAAGGCACCACCAAGAGCAGCGCCAGGCCCTTGGCCAAAGAGCAGTGGGAAAGCACCGCCGATTACGGCATTAGATAAAGCACCGCCTTGGCGTGCTTGCTTTGCAGTTAGTGCAGCATTACGCTCACGTATATTTTGCAATCGAATTTCAAATGAAACTTCTCTGTTCAAAAGTTCGAGAGTTTGACGGCGCCCCGCGTTTTCTTTTTCGCGTGCAGCTTGGTTGGCACGGGCACGATCGGCTGCACTAAAACCTCCACTAAAGCCAGGGCCGCCGGGGCCTAATTCAATGGTACGAGATGACTTAGTTTGCTGAACTTGAAGACGTCTCTGTGCTTCAATTTCTTGTTCAATTAAATTGATACGACGTTTTTGGGCGCCTTCTGCTTGACCTAACGCCTGTACATATAGTTTTACTGCATCTGCCTCATCTTTTGTACCTAATTCGGCTTTGTTTAGTGCTTCAGCCGCTTCTTGTAATGCTTTGCTGTAATTTTTAACATTTTGTAGAGGCGCCTTAAATACATCTGCATAACTATTTATTGTGTTAATTTTGTTGGCTAGCGCATCAATGTTGCTGCGGAGATCGCGCAGTTTTTCTGTGCCTTTTAGCCCTACTTCAATGTCTACGCTGTAATTGGCCACGGCAGGGCGTAGAAGAGTCTGTAAGTAGTTTACTTGGAACGCATCGTTCCGGTCTGGCCTTGGCGCTTGGCCCGTTCCATTGCTTTTTCCTCCTCTTCGTTACGAATCTCGAAATACGCGGCCCAGGTCGTTAGCTCTTCTTGAGTCAACTGGTTTGTGAGCTGGGAAACCGTCATTCCCAGTTCTGTGGCCAAAAAGTAAATGAAGAACCAGCTGGAATCAGCTTTTGAGGGCGGCTTTCGCTTCCTCCACCTTGGTTTCGGTGCCGGAAGTCAGCATGGCGAGTTGGATGTCTTGGAGGATGTTGGCCTCGACTTCGCGGCGAAGGGCGGCGCGATCGCCATCGGCAAATAGACGTTTGCCGTCTTTGTCGAGAGCTTTCTCCAGCATCAGGCTTAGAGCAAAATCACCGGCGTCGTCGGCGTTGGACTTTTTCTGGATTGACTCGCGCTCGGCAATGGTCAGTGGGTGCCAGTAGATCTCCAGCACGGTTTCGCCTTCAACCTTGACTTCGTGCCTGTATAGCTGGCTGACGCCGAACTTGTTACGGAGCAGTTCAACGGCTCGCATGAGGAAAGAGCTGGTTATTCAATAATACATTAGGGGTTTGCTGTGAATTGGCAAGAGATCAGTCCCACAAAATGGGAACGGTCTTCAATGTCTAAAGGGGTGGGGCCTACGACGTCGAGTACGCGAGGGTCACAGGTGTAGGGATCAGCATACCCTGAAGCATTGACAGAGATGAGGCCGTCAATCACAGCTTCACTGATGGTGTTTAATGTTGCGGTGCCGGCTGTCTTAGGCACGTAAACATTACAAGTTATTACGCCGGCGTAGAAGTCAGAGGCAGCGCCCATGTTTTGTAGGGTGGAACGGTTGAAGTTCACCGACATCGCAATATATTTTGTGGTTTTGCTTGGGACGGTATATGGCATGTTGTCGAACACCAATGTCACTGTGTTATCAACAGCGGCAACCGCATCTCGGACGGCTCTCTCAAATGCGGCGCGAACGTCTACAAGTGCCACGGCTTAAATCCTCTCGTAAGAAACATAGTCACGACCACGCAGGAAGCCCATAAAGCCTGAACCTTTTGTGGTTCCAACAAATATTTGTGGGCCACGACGCTCTTGGAAACTACTTTGAAGCAATGATCGTAATTCGCCCTGAATAAATCTGGCAACTTTTGGATTTTCTAGGGCATAAGCCGCGTACTTTGTGGCGTTACCAATAAACACTTTGTCATTAAACTTAAATGTCGGCACCTTGAAACGAGGTTCAATACGAAAAGCAGCCACATCGCCTTTGTCACGACGTTTTTTAAGGCCACTCCATGGGGCAAAATCTTGTACACGGTCGGTTGGTCTAGTGCGTTGTGTGCTGGCTTTCCAACTAGATGCAAAGAATCCTGTGTAAACAGGACTATGTTCTTTGCTGCCTAATCCTTCAACTGCTAATTGAATAAAAGCATTAAAATCGCTATTTAGTTGTTGCTGAAGATCAGGAACAATGTTGTTAATACCGCGCTTTCGTGCCATCAGAAACGTACCAAAAGGATAAAGAGGTAGGTTTGGCCGCCACTGTAGGTGCGGATGTCTGTTATTTGAGCGGTGCGGGCAGCGCCACTGAAAGTAAGAATAATTTCGTCTTGTAGAGTAGGTTGGTTATTACCTATTAAGTTTGGACTGAGATATATCTTGGCCTGACGCTGTTCACGACCTTCTTCCTCTTCGGATGTAACGTATTCAATGGGTACTGCAATGCCTGCATAAGTAGTATTAGTTGTTGTTACAGCGCCAGTATCTATGTTGTGTGTTGGGTTTA